GCAAGTCCGTCACCCTCCTCCACGTCATCGCCGCCGAACGCATCTCCGGCATCGTGTCCATCGTCGCCGACGCCCAGGACGGCATGAGCCTGCCGGAGGTCGACGGCCGCGTCTACCACTTCGGCAAGGGCATCGCCGCCACCGCCGCAACCATCGCGGCCGCCGTCGACCTCGGCAAATACCGGGAGAAGATCAGCGCCGCCAACGGGTGGGGCTCCTTCGAGATCGGCACCCCCTGGCCGCTGGTCAACATCACCGCCGACGAACTCAACCGCATCCTCAGCGCCGACGCCGTCGTCCCCCGGCCGTTCCGTAAATGGGTCACCGGCCTCGTCGGCGACAGCCAGTCCACCGGCCGCAAGCTCGGCGAAGGCATCCGCTTCGCCGCCCAGAGCATTCACCTCGCCGACCTCGGCGACAAGGACCGCATCCGCGCCAACGCCAAGAACGGCACCGTCTGGCTCGGCCGCACCAACTCCTCCACCACCCAGCACATGGCCCGCGACGGCGTCCTCCCGCCCGGCATTGAACTCGTCCCCATCCCCCGCTACTTCGGCGCCGGCGGCGACAACGCCATCGAAGCCGCCTTCCACGGCAAGGAAGCCAAACACGGCCCGATCACCGCAGGCATGGCCAACATCATCAACGGCGGCAGCCTCTACGTGAACCGCACCTGGTACGCCCGCAAGGAAAACAAGACCTACCCCCACCTCATCGCCCTCATGGAGTCCGCGCCCATCCCGCGCCTGACCTTCGAGGAAGACCTCGTCTTCCAGACCGCCTACGCCAAGTGGCTCGCCTTCGCCGAAACCCTCCTCACCGACGGCGACACCGCAGAGGGCATCGCCCAGGCCGGCACAGATGCCCAGGCCGCCGCCAAGGAGCAGCTCGCCGCCCTCGGCATCCACGACAACGAAGACGACGACGGCCAGCCGTCCGCAGGCAGCATCAAGGACCGCATCCTCGACCTCCTCGCAGGCGGCCCCATGGCCCTCAAAGACGTCCGCCACCACCTGGCCGACGTCGCTCCCGGCAGCGTCAACAACGCCATGACCGAACTCAAGGAAGCCGGCCACGTCCAGCCCGCCGGCGGCCGCGGCACCTACCAGCTCACCCACTAGACCCCGACACCCACCGACAGGAGACCCCGCCCCGTGAACCTGCCCGACCAGCAGCCCACCGCCCCCCAGGCCGGGCAGCCCACCATCAACGACAACGCCCGCAAGTTCCTCGCCGACCTCGAAAGCGCCTACGCCGCCGAACGCACCCAGATCCCCACCCACTACCGCGACACCAGCCCCATCCCCGCCTACGGCCCCACCCCGCCCGCAGACCAGCCCGGCACACGACGGCCCCCCATGAGCCAGCGCGCCGTCGACCTCAACACCACCATCCTGTCCAGCAGCGTCCTCACCGCCACCCTCGGAGGAGCCGCCAGCCTTTTCATGTGGGCCTCCGGCCACGCCGACCCGACCGTCATCAAATGGGTCTGCGCCTGCGCCGTAGCCATCCCCGCCGCCCTCGCCGTCCCCGTCCTCGCCCTCAAGTCCCTGGCGAAGAGCGCCAAGGAAGTCGCCCAGGCCGCCCCGCCCACCATCCACCAGCACTACAGCGGCCCCATCACCCAAACCACCACCACCATCAACGCCGACTCCCACGGCCTGATCGCCATCACCCGCCCCCAGCTCCCGCCCGCCACCCACAACTGACGGCCCCCGCCCTGGACCTGACCCGGCGCCAGGGGGAAGCACCTCAGACAAACCGCGTCTCATACGCCACCATCAGAAGTGCACGGCCCAGGGTGGAACTTCGGTTTCCTCCAGGGTGTCCCCGCGCCCACTGGTCATCCGCCAGTACACCCGGGCCGTGCCACCCCCCTTCCGGCCCCCGTACCCGCCCCCACCCCACCGGGCGAGCACGGGGGCCCACCCATGCCCGGGGGGAACCCCCATCCGAATATCGGCGATCATCTGGACAAGGCGCGGGGCCCCGACAACCACACACCGAGCGGGAGCCCCACCGCCATGCCACCCTCCAAAGCCAAACGCGCGCTCGTCGCCCAACGGCGCAGCGAAATGCTCATCATGAAAATCCAGGGCCGCACCGCCGCCCAGATCGCCGACCACTTCGGCATCTCCCCGGCCACCGCCCGATCCGACCTCGCACGCGCCATCAACAAAGCCCGCGCCCTCGAGGTCCAAGACGCCGAGCTGTACCGCTACGTCCAGGGCGCCCGCCTGGAAACCCTGCTGCGCGCCGTCATGCCCCTCGCCATCGACGACGGCGACCTCAAAGCCAACGAGCAGGCCCGCAAACTCATCGCCGACATCGCCGAACTGTTCGGCCTCAAGGTGCCCGTACGCACCGAGATCAGCGGCCCCGACGGCGGCGCCATCCCGTTCTCCAGCGGCGAAGCAGCCGAGATCATGGCCCTCATCGACATCTCTGACCAGGAACACGCAGAGATCCCCACCTTCAACCCGGACGCCGACCTCGACGACGAAGACGACGAAGAGGAAGACCCGGCGGAGGACGGTGAAGAGGACGACGGTGACGACGGCCCCTGAGCGCGAAGCCGATCTGGAGGCCCGTTACCGCAAGCTTCCCGCCGAGCAGCGCCGCCGCGTCATCGCCCGGGCCCGGCCCGAGACCCGGGTCAAACTCGCGCGCATCGAGCGGCAGATGGCCATGGACCGCTCGCCCGGAGCCTTGGCCGCTGTCCTCACCGAGGGGCGGGAGAAGCAGGCCCCCCACCTCGACATGATCGACAGTGCGTTCCGGCGGATCGCGGCAGGGGAGCGGCTACAGGTGATGCTGACCTGTCCTCCTCGGCACGGGAAGAGCCAGCGCGCCTCACGGTGGGGGCCGCTGTGGTATCTGCGACGGCACCCCGAACGCCGCGTGATGATCGCCTCCTACGGTGCCGACCTCGCCGACGACCACGGCCGCTGGGTCCGCGACCAGTTGCGCGAGTACGCGGGCGTCCTCGGTATCCGCCTGCACGCGGCCTCTCATGCCGCCAACCGCTTCGACCTCGAGCAGAAGCGCGGCTCATCCGTCCGGGGCGGCATGGTCACCGCGGGTGTCGGAGGCGGACTGACCGGCAAAGGATTTGATCTCGGCATCATCGACGACCCTTTCAAAGGCCACGACGACGCCGCCAGCCCCGCCCAGCGCGAACGCGTCTGGGAGTGGTACCGGTCCGTGTTCTTCACCCGCCGGGCCCCCGGCGCCTCCCTAATCTTGATCAACACCAGGTGGCATGAGGACGACCTGTCCGGACGCCTCCTCCAGCACGAACCCCACCGCTGGCTCCAGATCGACCTCCCCGCCCTCGCCGACCGCGAAGACGACCCCCTCCACCGCAACATCGGCGACCCCCTCTGGCCCGCCCAGTACGACGCCGCCGAACTCGCCGACATCCGCGAGTCCGTCGGCGAACGCGTCTGGTACGCCCTCTACCAGCAAAAACCCCGCCCCCTCGAGGGCGGCGTGTGGAAATGGGCGTGGATCACCAGCCACCGGCTCACGCCCGACAACTGGCGCGGCATCCCCCCCACCCGCGTTGTCGTCGCCGTCGACCACGCAGGCGGCGACTCCCTCCGCAACGACGAAGTCGGCCTCATCAGCGCCGCACGCGACGCCGACGGCCACATGTATGTCCTGGACGACCGCTCCCGCACCATGGGCGCGGACGCCTGGGGAACCGAGGTCTGCAAGCTCGCCATCGACCGCCAAGCCGACGCGATCATCGTGGAGAACAACTTCGGCGGCGACATGGCCCGCCAGATCGTCACCCAAGCCTGGCGGGCCCTCGCCCAGGACGGCCAGACCGGCGGCCTCCTCATGCCGTCGATCATCGAAGTGCACGCCAAGCAGGGCAAGCGGCTGCGCGCCGAACCCATCGCGCAGCTGTACTCGCGCGGCCTGGTCCACCACGTCGGCGAACACACCGACCTTGAAGGCCAGATGGTGACCTGGCTGCCCGGCATGGACTCACCCGACCGCATGGACGCCGCCGTCCACGCCCTCACCGAGCTCGCCGACCCCGCCCAGGAGGGCCTCGGCACCCAGCACTACACCGACCAGAGGCTCCGCGGCCGCCGATAGCCGGGGGAACCCCACCCCGCCGACCCCGTACGCTGATCGTTAGGCGCGGGGCCTGGATCAGCGGAAAGGTGTGGGCTGGTGGGCCTCTTCTCCGGCGTCAGGGCCGCCGTCATCGACGCCTGGTCCTGGCTGAACTACAAGCCGTTGTACTCCGACCACTTGGGCATGCCCAACCGGCGCGCGTTCCCCGAAGCGCACGCCACCTGGGTACCCGCCGCAGACGAACGCCGTCTCGCCGCGTACAAGCTGCTCACCGCCTACGACAAGAACCAGGTCGCCGAACTGTCCGCATACGTCGACGGCGAGGCGGCCCGCGACCGGCGCGAGTTCGGCGACCCCAGCATGTTCGTCGACACGATCACCTCCCATGTCCTAGGCGACGAGCAAACCCTCACCGTGCCCGGCGCCGAAAAGGCCGGCGGGGACCAGTCCACCCCGGAGGCGGAGACCGCCGAACGCGTGCAGACCCTGCTGCGCGAATGGGCCGACGAAGAACTCCTGCCGATGCGGCTGCTCCAGACCGAACGCAAGGCGGTCGTCCTCGGCGACGGCGTGTACCTGCTACACTGGGACCCCGACAAGCAGCGCGTGCGCGTGCGCACCTACGATCCGGGCTTCTACTTCCCCGTCCTCGACGAGGACTCCGACGGCACCGACTTCCCCGACCGCATCCACCTCGCGTGGGAACTCCCCGAGGACAAAGCCCGCCGGCTCCCCGCAAGGCTGCGCCGCATCACCTACCACCTGGACTGGATTCGCCCGGCCACCGCCAACGGTGTCGACCGCACCGGACGGCCCGTCCGCGCCACCGTCATGTCCGAGGCCACCGACACCCAGCCCGCCCAGCCGCTCCTCGGCCTCGGCGACACCCTCGACACCCACGGCTCCATCACCCGCCTGTACCCCTGGTCGGAGCAGCCCTCCTACAAAACGGTCTACCTCACCGACGCCACCTGGGAACTCGGCGACCTCAAAGGCCCTGTCGACATCGACAACCTGCCCCTGGACAAAGCCCACTTCGCAACCAACGGCCAGGGCGAACTCCTCGACGCACTCGACCTCTACCAGGACTTCATCCCGATCATCCACGTCCCCAACACCGTGCCCGAGCCCGGCGAGCACTGGGGCGAATCGTCCCTGGCGAAGGTGTTGCAGGTGTTCGACGAACTGTCCGGCTCCGACACCGACTCCTCCCGCGCCTCCGCCACCACCGGATCCCCGGTGTACGCGATCTCCGGCAAGGCAGTGTCCGCGCAGCAGACCTATGCGGCTGGCCCGGGCATCGTATGGACGCTCGGCGAGGGCGGCTCCATGAACTCCGTCGACACCAGCAAGAACCTCGCCGAACTCCGCAACCAGGTCAACGACCTCAAGGACCGGGCCGCCACCACCGCCCGCCTGCCCGCCGTCGCCCTCGGCACCACCGACCCCGCCCAGTTCACCTCCGGCTACCAGATGGAACTCGCCCTCGGCCCCCTCGACTCGCTCATGTCGGGCATGCGGCTGGCCCGCGACCACGCCGACCGACTCCTGCCCAAAATGGTGCAGCGCCTCTTCCAGGCCGGACAGCACCCCGACTGGGCCGGTCTGCCCGTCCTCCCGGCGAAGCTGATCCGGGGCTCCTACACGCCCACCGACAAGGCCGCCGTCCTCGAGGAAGTCGCCACCGCCCGCAAAGCAGGCCTCATCAGCCTGGAGACCGCGATCCGCCGCTTGCAGGAGATCGGCTGGCCCATCGAGGACGCCGAAGAGGAAATCAAGCGCATCGACGCCCGCTCCTTCGAAGACGCCCGCAACCTCGCCGACGCCCTCGGCAACCCCGACGAAGTGGCCTCCTTCCTCGGCCGGCAGGCCCCCGACCAACCGCAGGCACCCGCGGTCCAACTGCCCGCCACGGGCGGCGACACCACCGCCGCGAACGGCCTCGAGCAGACGGCCACCGGTGGGGCGCAGGGGAGCGGGGGGAACACGACGTGATTTCTGTGCTGCACTTGGATCTAGGCGCGGGGCCTGGAACGACAGCGAGTCTGGGAGGACTTGTACTGATGCGTCGCCCCGCGCACACCCACCGCACCGGACCGGCCGCCCCCGCCGCGGTCCACCCCTACGCCGATCCGGCCGCCCCCGGATGGATGCACCCGTACGTCGGCCTGCCCGGCATCGCCGTCTTCTACAACGACGGCGGACAGGCAGGAGGCCAGCCGCCCGCCGTCCCACCGGCCGCTCCTCCCGTACCGTCCCCGGCCAACATGCCCAGCCACACCCCGCAGCCGCCCACGCCCGCAGCCGCCCCGGCCCCGGATGCGCTCCTGGACAGGGACACCGGCCTGCCCATGACTAAAGCCCGCTTCGCGAAGATCATGACGCGGGAGAACGACAAGGGCCGCATGAAGGTCCTCCGCGAGCTCTGCGAAGCCGCCGGCGTGCCCTTCGACCACGAGAACACCGACGTCACCAAGCTCACCCAGGTCCTCAAGGACGCCGAAACATCCCGCCAGGCCCTCCTCAGCGAGGAACAGCGGCGCACCGAGGAACTCGCCCAGCGCGAGCAGGCCCTCCAAGCCCGCGAGACGGCCATCGCCCAGCGCGAGGCGGAAACCGCCAAGGCCCGCCGCACCTCCCAGCTGGAGGCCGCCCTGGTCCGCCTCGGCACCGTCGACCTCGAGGACAAGCCCAACCTCAGCGACGCGTTCGCGATGCTCGAGCGGGACCTGGCCGCCACCCCCGACGCCGACACGGCGGCCATCACCGCCGCCGCCGACAAGCTCAAGGCCCGCCGCCCGGAACTCTTCGGCGCCACCCCAGCACCGCAGACCCTCCCCCCGGCCCCGTCCGGCGGACCGGCCGGCGGCAACGCACCCCGCCAGCCCGCACCCGGCAAGGACGCCGTCAAGGAGGCCGCCCGCGCCCGCGCCGTAGCGATGGGACTGCGCACCGACGACGCAGCCTGACCAGCAGCACACCCAAGCCAGGGACCACGCCCTAACCCCCGTGGACGGCGCCAGGCAGACGCCCTCACACGAACACCCGCGCATTTCGCGAAAGGGGCTACGGCGTGGACATCCAGCCGTACACCAGCACCGAGACGCTCGCTGTCGGCCGCCCGTGGCTCATGAGCATGCTCGGCATCGAGGCCAACGAGTCGATCACCCTCGACCTCACCAAGTTCACCGAGAACCTCCACTGGACGGCACCCTCCGCCCACCAGATGGACCGGAAGATGAAGTCCGGCATCCCCCTGGGCAAGCTCACCGCATCCGGCCTGTACGCGCCGTACAACGCGGTCTCCAACGAGGTCCAGACCGTCACCATCACCGGCGCACCCACCGGCGGCACCTTCACCATCACCTGGTCCGGACAGACCACCACGGCGATCGCCTACAACGCCACCGCCGCCACCGTCCAGACCGCACTGGAGGCACTCTCCAACATCGCCCCCGGCGACGTCGTCGTCACCGGCAACGCGGGCGGCCCCTACACCCTCACCTGGGGCGGCACCCAGCTCGGCGAGAACGTCGCCGCGCCCACCGCCACCGCCTCCTTCACCGGCGGCACCAGCCCCGGCGTCACCATCGCCACCACCACCGCGGGCGGCACCGCCGCCACCGCCGACGGATCCGACGTCTTCGCCGGGTTCCTGTTCACCGAGGTCGCCTTCAGCCCCACCGCCACCAAGTGCGCGGCCCCCCTGATGGTCCACGGGCAGATCGACCCCTCCAAGCTGCCGGTCGCGTTCGACCCCACCGACGTGCCCGCCGGCTCCAACACCCAGTTCGTCTACAAGGCCTGATCAGGAGATTCGGACATGCCGAACGACATGCTGGAGCTCCTGCTCCGCGACCTCAGCCCGACCGAGATCCAGGCCTTCGCCCGGGAGATCCAGACCCCGGCCGACTACGAGCTCACCCGCTCAGTGATGCCCGAACGCACCATCAACTCCGTCAAGTGGGAGACCCGCGGCACCCGCCGCCGGGTGGCCGCCGCCTCCTACCGGGCGTGGGACGCCCAGACGAAGGTCGCCACGCGTGAGATCACGCAGTTCGCGACCTCCGGCAAGCTCCTGCCCCTGGGACAGAAGTACATCGTCGGCGAGTTCGAGACCATCCTGGAGAGCCTCGACCGCGGCATGGACTCCCGCGACCTCGTCAACGCCGTCTACGACGACGTCGCCGCGCACGTCCTGTCCATCAAGAAGCGCCTCGAGCTCGCCGTCGGCGACCTCCTCACGGACGGCAAGTTCTCCCTGGTCGGCGAGAACGGCCTCACCCTCGAAGCCGACTACGCGGTGCCGTCCGCGAACCGGCCGACCGCGCCGACCGCGTGGACCACCACGACCGCCGACATCCTCGGCGACGAGATGCGGTGGATCGAGGTCCTGCGCGCCTCCGGTGCCCCCATGCCGTCCCGCGCGCTGACGTCGTACAAGACAGCTGCACTGATGATGGGCAACGACTCCTACCGGGCCGCCTACTACGGCTCGGTCAACTCCTCGTCGACCATCCCCACCGCGGTCCTCGCACCCAACGAAGTCAACGTGGTCCGCGCCCGCTACAACCTCCCGCCGATCACCACGTACGACGTCAAGATCGAGCTGGACAACGGCACCGACGTGCGCTCCCTGCCGGAGAACATGTTCTTCCTGCTGCCGCCCAACCCGCAGCAGTGGGCCGAAACCCAGTACGGGCTCACCGCCGACGGCCTCATCCTCTCCACCGGCGGCAACCCCGCCATCGTGCGGGAAGAGGCCCCCGGCATCGTCGTCACCCGCGGCTACCAGGACGACCCGCCGCAGGTGTGGACGAAGGGCTCCGCGGCCGCCCTGCCGGTCATGTACGTGCCGGACATCCACATCGCCGCGACGGTGTGGTGAGCCATGACCGCGCAGCTCGCAGCGACGGTGTACGTACAGGACCCGGACACGCACCAGACAGTCGAACTGGCCGAAGGGACCTGCCCGGAGGACCGCCTCGCCCGCCTGGTGACGAACCCGGCCGCCTGGGTCGACGGGAAGCTTCCCCACCTGAAGACGGGCGGGGAAGCACAGGATCCCGGCGGCGGCCAGGACGACGCCTCTGGCGCCGACTCGGCCTCCGACACCGGTAACGACACGGCCGCACCCGCGGCCAAGAAGACCGCCGCGAAGAAGACCGCGGCGACCGGCCGGTCCCGGGGCCGGGGCGCCGCTGGCGAGGGCGACAGCGGCGACTAGCAGGGTGCGGGCCCGCCCCCGTGGTGGGGGCGCCAACCGGGCGGGCCCGCACCCTCGCACCCCCCAACGCCCCACAGGAGGCCCCGATGGACACCGCCACCCAGGCCTGGCTCATCTCCCAACTCGGCACCGCCACCGACCTGAGCGACCTCAACGCCCGCTACACCCGCCTCGGTACCGCGCGCACCGTCGCCCTCGAGGTCCTCAACCAACGCCTGGCCGACCTGCGCGCCCAGGTAGCCGTCGTCGGCGTCTCCGGTGTCGTCAACGTGTCGTTCGCGGAGAACATCAAGGCCTACGAACGGCAGATCGCCTCCCTCGTAGCCGGCGGCTCACCCGCCCCCGACGAACCCGCCACCGTCGACGACGACACCGTCCTGCTCGGTACCTTCCAACTCGTCGAACGGCCCCGCCGATGAGCACCCGGATCCGCCGAGGCCGCACCCTGCGCGCCCGCATCCTCGGCTACATCACCGGAGCCATCACACGCCTGCGCAACGCCTGGTCCATCCTCACCATCGCCCAGACCCGCCTCCTCAACGCGCTCGCCACAATCCGGCCCGGACGCGCCGCCGGAACCGGAAGCCGCCTGCGCGCCGCCGTCGCCACGTTCAACACGTCCCTGGCCGCGTTCAACCGGGCCGCTATGGCGTTCGCCGAGTCCTGGGCCGCAACCGACCTTCCCCTCGTCTACCGCGAAGGCGCCTGGACCCTCCTCGACAACGCCGACCGCCGCAACGACCTGTTCACCTGGACCGGCCGCCACCAGGCCGCCATCACCGGCCTGTCCGCCCAGTACTACGCCGACCTGACCGCACGCATCGGCGAAGCACTGCGCCGCGCCCGCGTCTTCCTGCGCGCCGCCCAGGACGCAGCCCGCAACACCGCAGCGGCCCGCATCGACACCGCCCAACTCCTGCGGGACCACCCGCTCGGTACGGTCGTCTACGCCAACAACGCCCGCCACCCCGTCGACGCGTGGGCGGGCGCCGCCCTCACCTGGCAGGCCGTCACCACCGCCAACACCGCCGCCGCCCGCACCGCCCTCGATGAACTCGGCGTGGAGTTCGTCGAGGTCCGCGACGGTCACGGATGCGGATGGCGGGACCACCAGGACGAAGACAAGGCCGACCGCACACTGCGCACCATCCAGGACGCCCTTGCCCACCCCACATCACACGCCCACTGCGTCCGGGAGTTTCTGCCCCGCCTGGACCTGCGCGGCCGCACCAACATCGCCTCCGGAGCCCCCCTGTGACCGACGCCCCCATCGCCCAAGCCGTCCATTCCGGTGGGGTTCCCGCCGGGCCGAAGCAGCAGACGCTGGCCGCGTGGCTGACCGCCAACGGCATCAACCCCAACCTCGTCGCCGCCGCCGACCCGATCC